GAAGTTGCAATCGGAATTATGCAAGAAAAAGCAGAAGAAGTTGCTGAAGAAGTTACTTTATCATCACAAACTTCTAAAGTAGAAAAACTTAATAAAAAGATTGAAGATTTAGAGGCTAAGTTAAGCAGTAAGCCTGCTGACACACCTTTAAATGTAAACAAATTTTCTTCTAATAGAAACTACCAAGTAAGTGCAGCAGATTACAAAAAGATGTCTAGGAGAGAAAAATTCTTACACGATATAAATAAATAATATAATAACTTAAAAACAAAAAAAAATGGCGTTTACTACAACATCAAACTTTGCAGGAAAAGCAGCTGGTTTCTACATCAGTGCTGCTCTTAAGCAAGCAAACTCTTTAGATTATTTAACATCTATTGAAAACATCAAATTTAAAAGTAACATACAACGTATGGCAGGTTCAGGCGTAGTTGCTAACGCAACGTGCGACTTTACAGGAGCAGGTACTTTAGCACTTACAGAAAAGGTTTTAGAACCAAAAAACTTACAAATCAACTTAGACCTTTGCAAGTCAACTTTACTAGACAGTTGGGAAGCTCTAGAAATGAGAGCAGGAGCAGGCGCTCCACCACCTGCAAGCTTTAATGACTATGTAATTTCTTACATGGGTGAAATCATTGCAGAAGCAACAGAAGAAAGCATTTGGGCAGGAACTAATGTAGCAGGAAAATTCAACGGTTTCTCAGGAGCTGTAACAGGTCTTTTATTACCTGGAGTTGATGGAACAGTTGTTCAATCAGCAGCATCAGCAGCTTACACAGCAGCTAACATCATAGCTAACTTACAAACTTTAACTGCTGACATGGCAGCTAACATTTCTGCTGTATTAAGAAAAGAAGATTTACACATTTACATGAGCCCTAAGACTTACGCTTTATATGTATCAGCAGTATCTACTTTAGGATATGTTAACGCTTACAACATGAACGGAGACTATGCACCTGTATTTGAAGGGTACAAAATCGCTGTATGTAACGGAATGTTAGACAACTCAGTAATTGCAGCAGAGAAATCTAACATGTTCTTTGGAACTGACCTGTTAAGTGACGCGACTAGAATTACTTTGATGGACATGGCTGCTTTGGACGGAAGTGACAATATGAGGTTGGTAGCACGTTACTCAGCAGGAGTTCAGACAGGAGTTGGAGCTGATATCGTAAGACAATCATAATAAAATAAATAATACGGAAGGAGGGGGTAAAACCCTTCCTCCCTTAACCTAAAAAATAAAATAAAATGGCGTGCCAAACACTAACAAAGGGAAGGGGACTAGACTGCAATAGAATTAGCGGTGGAGTAAAGAATATTTATTTCGGAGTTTATGACAAATTTGTAGCTCCTATTGAAACAACAGGTATAGTTCAAGCATCAGGAGAAATTACTGATATAGAAATGGTTGCAGGTACAGGAAGTGGTTTATTTAGATACACGACACCTCTTGGAGTTGCAAGTATTACAGAAAGTATTACAGGAAGTAGAGAGAACGGAACAATTTTTTACACACCTACTGTAAGCGTAGTTCTTAACAGATTGACAAAAGAAGACCAAAATCAAATTAAATTATTAGGTCAAACTAAGGTTGTTATCTTTGCAGAATTAAATGCAACTTTAGCTGCTAACGGACATAATGTAATAGTAGGACTAGGAGTAACTAACGGAATGGAACTTAATGCTGGAACTATGGATAGTGGTGCTGCATTTGGTGACAGGAACGGTTACACGCTTACATTCGACGGATTAGAGCCTGCGCCTTTTGCAATGGTAGCAGATTATACAACTGTTCCTTTTGACCAAGGGGCATTTACTAATGTTTCAGTTACAACATCTTAATTAGTTTTCTTATATATTCTTGATTGAGGGGTGCTTAGGCACTCCTTTTTCTTTTTAAAGCAAATAAATTCAAACTATTTCTATTATATACTAGACAAACTAATTATGATACAAGCAATAACAGAAACAAACTTAAAGATATATGTTCAAACTGAGGACAATCGTATAAATACTGCTGCTGCTTCTACTCAAATAAGACACTTAGTTAAGTTTACAAATGACTTAGATAAGTCTGTTTATTATGCTTACGGTAATACTGAATTTATTAAAGATAGATATACAAATATTAATATTTCTTACGGAACTACTCCTAATATTTATACAGGAGTAGTAAAGCTATTTCCTGCAGGCTATTATAAGTATGAGCTTTACGAGGTTAGTTGGGTAGGAACAGTTACAGTTTCTTCTGGTAACGCACCTGCAACGGAAGATGATGTTTTAAGCCCTGCTGCTGACACAAAAGGAATAGTACAGGGATTAGTTACAAAGGGCAAGATGAACTTATCAGAAAAAGACGGAACGCAGCAAGTACAATACACACAAAGAGAAGCACCGATAGAAAATAATTATATATATTACGGTCAATAGAAATTAAATAAATAAAAAAAATGGCAATAGAAAACGTACAACAATTACTAACAGAGCAGCTAGGAAAAAATAGATGTGATGTTATTACAACAACAGCAATGACAGGTAAAGACTATTACGCAATTCACTTTGTTACTGAAAGTGTAATAGCATCAATTGCAGCTTCTAATATTCAAACAGGTACAGGTTCTGCAGCAGCTAGTCTACACACGACTATTCCTGCAGGAACAACTTTATTTCTTCAATGTACAGCTATCACTTTGACTAGTGGTTTAGCTATTTGTTACTACGACCAAGTTATATAATGTTAGCTCTTAAACAAGCATTAAGTTTAGTAAGCACTAAGATGTTAGGAGGTTGGCAGCCTTCTGATGAAGCACGCCTTGCAGCTTGGTACAAATTCAATACAGGAATTACGTTAAATGGTTCTGATGTTCGTCGTTGGGATGATAGTTCTTCTAATAGTTTTGATATGCAACAAGTTACAGCAAGTGAACAACCTGCTTACAATTCAGGAGATATAGAGTTTACACCTGCTGACACTCACAATTTATTCTCAGCTAGTGATATTACTTTAAGTGGTGCTTTTACTATAGGAATAAAATTAAACATAGCAGCAGTAGGTGGAGTTATTATAGGTGATAATACAGAAGCAGGCGAATTTTTTAGATTACATACTACTACTGTATTAAGAATTAAGATTGATAATGCAACAGCAGATGTACAATTAGATAGTGGCACTTGGGGAGATGGGTATATGGTTGTAACAAGAAATGCAAGTAATGTAATAACTCTTTGGTGGAATGGAGTTCAGCAAACTACAGCAACACCTACACAATCAGGAACTGCTAATATTGATACTATAGGAGTTAGAAAAACAGACATTAACCCTTATGACGGAACTATTAGCGAAATACAAATATTTGACACAGAAAGCACAGCAATAACAGCTAATGTAAATACTTATTTATCAAACATATAAAATGGAAAACATAATTAGTATAAACCTAGAAACTCAAACAGCACCTATAATACAGGAAGTTCAGGGTAAAGAATATATAGAGTACGGAACTGAAGATTATGGGAGAAACCTCTACCCTCAGTTTTTAATTGACCTTTACTATAACAGTTCAACTCATGCTGCAATTATAAACGCAACTGCTGAGATGATAGCAGGCGAGGACTTAGTTGTTGAAGATAAAGATACAGACTTAGACGCTTATGTAGAATTGAAGAAGTTTTTTAGACACGCTAACGGTAAAGAAACTTTACACCAAGTAGTTAAAAAATTAGCTTTTGATTTTAAGCTTCAGGGAGCTTACGCTATACACATTATTTGGAACCAGGAAAGAACTAAAATAGTTGAAGTCTATCACGTGCCAGTTGAGAGGGTAAGAGCAGGAATACCAAACAACTTAGGGCAAATTGATACTTACTATATAAGTTCTAATTGGGCTAATGAAAGAGAAAACCCACCAACAGAGATAGCAGCGTTTAATACTAACGATAGAACAGCAACAAGTCAATTACTTTATACAGGTGCTTACAGTCCTAATATGGATTGCTATCATACTCCTGATTACATAGCTGCAAATAATTGGGCTTTAGTTGACCAAAGAGTTGCAGAGTTCCACCTCAACAACATAGAGAACGGCTTCTCAGGGAGTTACTTCATCTCCTTTGCGAACGGCGTGCCTACACAAGAGGAGAGATTTCAGATAGAACAAAGTCTTACTGACAAATTCACAGGCGCTCGTAATAGTGGCAAGTTTATTTTGACGTTCTCAGACGATAAGACAAG